AACGGTGCCAGTCCATCCGGTGTGTTGGAACATCCGGGAGTCATCAAAAATCCAGAGCGTGTGCGGGATGCTTGGCAGCGTGCCTATGGTGGTTCCAACTCGCATCATACCGCAATTTTGGAAGAGGGCATGAAATACACGCCTATTTCCATCCCCAACAATGAAGCACAGTTTCTGGAAACCAGAAAGTTTCAGGTAGAGGAAATTGCCCGGCTGTATCGAGTGCCGCTTCATATGATCGGCGATCTTGACCATGCCACATTCAGTAACGTGGAACATCTATCATTGGATTTCGTGAAATACAGTCTCGACCCGTGGATCGTTCGCTGGGAACAGGGACTACAAAAGGCATTGCTTTCCGATTCGGAGAAAGGCAAGTATTTCATCAAATTCAATGTAGAGGGGCTTTTGCGTGGTGACTATGCTTCCAGAATGCAGGGCTATGCTACCGCAAGACAGAACGGCTGGATGTCCACCAATGACATTCGGGAACTGGAGGATATGAATCTGGTGCCGGAAGAACTGGGCGGCAATCTGTACCTCGTAAATGGCAGCTTCACCAAACTTGCTGATGCAGGTGCATTTGCAAAGAAAAATGAAAAGGAGGAAACGACCCATGAAGAATAATCGTTTCTGGAACTGGGTACGCAACGAAGAAACCGGTGCATCGGAGATGTATTTGTACGGTGCGATTGCGGAGAGTACATGGTTTGAAAATGACATCACCCCTGCCATGTTCCGCTCGGAACTGCAAAAACACAGCGGTGATGTGACCGTCTTTATCAACTCGCCGGGCGGCGATGTGTTTGCCGCTAGTCAGATCTATACCATGCTCCGAAACCATCCGGGCAAGGTCACGGTCAAGATTGACGGCATTGCCGCTTCTGCGGCTTCCGTGGTGGCGATGGCTGGAGAAGAAACCTTGATTTCACCGACCGGAATGCTGATGTGCCACAATCCGATGACCTGTGCCATGGGCAACAAGGCAGATATGGAGAAAGCAATCGCACTTCTGGATGAAGTCAAGGAATCCATTATCAATGCTTATGCAGAAAAATCGCATCTCAGCCGCAATAAGATCGCAAGGCTGATGGATGAAGAAACGTGGATGAATGCAGAAAAAGCATTGCAGCTGGGATTTGTAGACGGCATTCTCTTTTCTAAAAAGAATCCGTTTGTTCCAGAAGAAAAACCAGAAAAAACAGATCCAGATGAAAAAAAGAAAGAAAGCACAGCATCCATGCTGTACACACCATCCAAAACGCTGGATTCTTTTCTGCAGAAGATTTCTGCAACTGCATCCAAAGGCACGCCGATCAACCAATTGGACAAGCGGCTGGAGCTTTTGAAATATTAAAAATACAGGAGGACTGATACTATGACAATTCAGGAACTGAGAGAAAAAAGAAGCAAGGCATGGGATACTGCCCGTGACTTTTTGGATTCCAAGCGAAATGAAAGCGGTCTGCTTTCGGAAGAGGACAGCAAGACATACGATGCCATGGAGCAGCAGATCGTGGCATACGGCAAGGAAATCCAGCGGCTGGAACGACAGGCTCAGATTGAAGCGGAGATGAACAAGCCCACTTCTACGCCGATTCAGGACAAGCCGAACGCAGCCATTCACGGCGATACCAAGACAGGGATTGCATCTGATGCATATCGTACTGCTTTCTGGAACAGCATTCGCAACCGCAATTTTTACGATGTCCGAAACGACCTGCAGGTTGGTACAGATACTGAGGGCGGCTATCTTGTGCCGTCTGAATTTGAACGAAAACTGGTAGAAGCCCTGACCGAAGAAAACATTTTCCGGCAGTTGGCAACCGTCATCAAAACTTCCTCTGGTGATCGAAAGATTCCCATCGTTACTTCTAAGGGCGAAGCTGCTTGGATGGATGAGGAGGACGCATATAAGCTGTCGGATGATACCTTTGGACAGGCTTCCCTCGGTGCGTACAAGGTTGGCACAGCAATTAAGATCTCTGAGGAACTGCTGAATGATGCTGCTTTTGACCTGCCGTCCTATATTGCAAAGGAATTTGCAAGAAGAATCGGTGCAAAGGAAGAAGAGGCATTCTTCATTGGTGATGGCAAGGGCAAGCCGACCGGTATCTTCGCTGCAACGGGTGGTGCAGAAAGCGGGGCAACAACCAGCACTGCAAATATCACTTTTGATGATGTTCTGGAACTGTTCTATTCTCTGAGAAGCCCGTATCGGAAGAAAGCTGTATGGGTACTCAACGATTCCACAGTAAAGGCACTTCGTAAGCTGAAAGACAGCACTGGCAATTACATCTGGAATCCGTCTGTACAGGCTGGCGTACCGGATACCATTCTCAATCGTCCGTACTACACTTCCAGCTATGTGCCGGAAATCAAGGCTGGTGCAAAGTGCCTTGCTTTCGGCGATTTCAGCTATTATTGGATCGGCGATCGTCAGGGACGTTCCTTTAAGCGACTGAATGAAGTATTTGCAATGAATGGTCAGGTTGGATTCCTCGCATCTCAGCGTGTCGATGGCAGACTGATTCTGACCGAAGCCGTAAAGACACTTGGCATGAAAGCGTAATCAGAGAAAGGGGTTGGAGTGGGTGGTAACTTTACAGGAAGTCAAGCAATATCTGCGGATTGATTTTGAAGATGATGATACATTGCTTCTCTCCCTTATTTCAACTGCAAAACAGCTGGTAATGGATGTGGGAAGAATGGACGAGGAACGCTTTTCAGAAAACGAAGATGTGGTACGAACAGCAATGCTCTACACGGTTTCTTATCTCTATGAAAACCGCAATACCGCAGACTTTTCCAAGCTGACGTTAACGCTTCGTGCCATGCTGTTTGCACAGCGAGAGGGTGTGATGTAATGGAAATTGGAACACTCAATCAGCGAATTACCTTTCTGGAAAATCGTGTTGTTACCGATGAAATCGGCAATCACACTGCTGTGTGGGACGAAGCTTTTTCCTGCTGGGCAAAAGTGACTTTGAAAGCTTCTTCGGAGCATACGGACGCTGGTGTGACCAAAGAAACACAAACACTGGAATTCCTCATTCGGCAAAGTCAGCACTGGATGCCGTCTGTAACAGGCAATCGCATCCTGTTTCAGGGGAACATTTATGACATCATCGGTATTACACCGGATTATCTGCACAAGGATTATCTGAAACTTATGGCAGAAGCCAGAAAGGCAGGACAAAATGGCCAGTATTGACGATCTTGCAGAGGAAATCATGCAGGGCTTGCAGGAATATGCAGACCTTGCGGATACTGCCATGAAAAAAGCAGTCCGGAAGTCTGCAACGCAAGTGAAAAATGAGATCTCTGCCAATGCTCCTGCGGACACCGGAAAGTATGCGAAAAGCTGGGCAACGAAAAAGACTGGCGAAAACAGTCACTCTTTGGAGATGACTGTACACAGTAAAAATCGTTATCAGCTGGCACATTTGTTGGAAAAGGGTCATGCCAAACGTGGCGGCGGTCGGGTATCAGGAAAACCGCACATTGCTCCTGCGGAAGAAAACGGTGTACAGTTGCTGGAGCATTTAATTGAGGAGGCGTTGTCATGACTTACGAAGAAATCACTGAAATGCTGGAAGAAATGGGGCTGCCCTTTGCCTATCATCATTATGCAGAAGGCGAAAGTCCCGCACCGCCTTTTTTGCTGTTCTTATCTTCCGGAGAGAATACGTTTTCGGCAGACAATTTGGCATATTTCAGTTGCAAACAGCTGGACATTGAATTGTACACAGACAAAAAGCAGCCGGAATTGGAAGAACAGGTGGAGTCAGTGCTTGCCCAGCATGAAATTTATTACAAAAAAACAGAACTATTCATTGATTCGGAAGAATTGTATGAAGTACTCTATGAGATGGAGGTTTGATCTATATGGCAATGGAGAAAAACAAGGTAAAATTCGGTCTGAACAAAGTTCACTATGCAAAAATCACCTCTTATGATGAAGAAGGTGTGCCGACATTTGCAAAGCCGGTTCGCATTCCCGGTGCAGTGTCGCTGTCTATCGATGCAGAAGGTGAAGCATCCAATTTTTACGCTGACGATGGTGTGTACTATGTGATCAACAATAACTCTGGTTACACCGGCGATCTGGAAATCGCATTGGTTCCGCTTGAGTTTGCGACAGACATTCTCGGAGAGAAACTGGATGAAAAGGGCGTTCTCACGGAAACCAATACTGCGGAAGTATCCCAGTTTGCACTGCTGTTTGAATTCAGCGGCGACAAGAACAAGATTCGTCACTGTCTGTTCTGTTGTTCTGCCTCTCGTCCGGCAACAGAATCCAGCACCATTGAGGACGAAAAGGAAGTTAAAACAGAAACGCTGTCTTTGACCGCAACGGCATTGAACAGTGGTTTGGTAAAAACTAAAACCTGTGAGAAAACGGATGCCGAGGTTTATGAGAATTGGTACAAGGCGGTATATATGCCAGATCTGGCTGCCGCTGTACAGAGTGGTAAGGCATCCGCAGCATCTGTGAAAGCGTAAGGAGAGTGCAGTATGGCAATTCAGAAAAGTATTTTGATTGATGGCAAAAATGTGCCGTTCAAGGCAAGTGCAGCAGTTCCCAGATTGTATCGTCTGAAATTCCGCAGAGATATTTATCAGGACTTTGCGGCACTGCAAAAGTCTGTGGGGGAAAATACGGAGGAATCCTCTGCACTGGATATTGAAAGTCTTGAGGTATTTGAGAACATCGCCTATATCATGGCAAAACACGCTGCTCCGGAGAATGTTCCTGATAATCCGGACGACTTTCTGGAACAGTTTAACACATTCAGCATTTATGAGATTTTGCCGCAGCTGATCGATCTCTGGGGTTTGAACGTAGAAACGCAGGTCAAGTCTAAAAAAAACATCGCCCGATTGACCGACCGATGACCACACCACTATTTTTGTTGCGGTGCGTTCAGCTTGGTTTGTCAATGGGCGATTTGGATTTTTTGACCATTGGTCTGGTGAATGATATGTTCACCGAACAGGAGAATGACAATTGTCATTATGATGTGCTGGCAGATCAGAGTGACTTTGATAAGTTTTGATAGGAGGTGAGAATTGTATGGCTAATAGAATCAAAGGCATCATCGTAGAAATCGGCGGTGATACCACCAAGCTGTCAAAAGCCCTGGAAGGTGTCAATCGGGACATCAAGGGGACACAGACGCAGCTGAAAGATGTCCAGAAGCTGCTGAAGCTTGATCCCACCAACACAGAACTTTTATCCCAGAAGCACAAACTGCTGGCAGATGCGGTGTCTGCCACCAAGGAAAAGCTAGAAGTGCTGAAAACTGCCGCAGAACAGGCAAATACGGCTCTTGCAAATGGTGAAATTTCCCAGCAGCAGTATGATGCTTTGCAGCGTGAAATCATCGAAACCGAAAACGAACTGAAACGCCTGACCACAGAAGCAAACAATTCTCACACCGCCTTGGAAAAGATGGGCGTTCTGGGTGAAACGCTGCAGTCCGCCGGGGACAAAATTTCCGGTGTGGGACAAAAGCTGCTGCCAGTCACTGCCGGTGTCACGGCTCTGGGCACCATTGCTGTGAAAACTGGTGCAGACTTTGATGCTGCTATGTCCAAGGTAGCGGCGGTGTCCGGTGCGACCGGTTCAGAGATGGATGCTCTCCGAGAAAAAGCCCGTGAAATGGGCAGCAAAACAAAGTTTTCCGCAAGTGAGGCTGCGGATGCTATGAACTACATGGCAATGGCAGGCTGGAAAACCAACGATATGCTCAGCGGTATCGAAGGTATCATGAATCTTGCTGCTGCTTCCGGCGAGGACTTGGCATCTACCTCAGACATTGTCACGGATGCTTTGACTGCTTTCGGTTTGTCTGCCTCGGACAGCGGACACTTTGCTGATATTCTGGCAGCCGCAAGTTCCAACGCCAATACCAACGTCAGCATGATGGGCGAAACTTTCAAGTATGCTGCTCCGGTACTGGGTTCTTTGGGCTATTCTGCTGAAGACTCTGCCATTGCCATCGGCTTGATGGCGAACGCCGGTATCAAATCCTCACAGGCTGGTACAGCACTGCGTTCCGCTATCACCAATCTGGCAAAGCCAACAGGCACGGTAGCAGCTGCCATGGAACAGTACGGCATTTCTCTGACGGATAGTTCCGGCAAGATGTATTCTCTGCGGGAACTCATGGAACAACTCCGACAGAAATTGGGCGGACTTTCTGAGGCAGAACAGGCACAGGCGGCTGCCTCACTGTTTGGCAAAGAGGCGATGTCCGGTATGCTGGCGATCATCAACGGTTCACCGGCGGACTTTGAAAAACTGTCCAATGCCATTGACACCTGTTCGGATACGGTAGACGGCTACAATGGCACAACTGAAAAAATGGCGGCGGTCATGCAGGATAACCTTGCCGGACAAGTAACCATCTTGAAGTCCCAGCTGGAAGAGTTGGCGATCTCCTTTTCTGACATTCTGATGCCTACCATTCGCTCCATTGTTTCCCGTATTCAGGAACTGGTGGACAAGCTGAATCAACTGAATCCGCAGACCAAAGAAACCATTGCGAAAATTGCACTGGTGGCTGCTTCTCTGGGTCCGATGCTGGTGGTGCTGGGAAAGACCATTTCCAGTGTGGGGACGGTCTTTTCCGCAGTGTCCAAACTGCCCGCCCTTTTCTCGGCTGTGCAAAGTGGCATTGGTGCCATTACCGGAGCGTTGGGCGTGTCATTAGGTCCGCTGCTTGCAATTATTGCAGCCGTTGCCGCTTTGGTGGCTGCCTTTGTGCATCTCTGGAAAACCAATGACGAATTCAAAAGCAACATCATCGCCATCTGGGAGCAAATCAAAAGCACCTTTACTGGATTGACACAGGGCATCACTGACCGGCTAAATGCTCTGGGATTCGACTTTGAGAGTTTCACCGATGTGCTGAAAGCGGCATGGGATGGACTGTGCAATCTGCTGGCTCCTATTTTTGAAGGTGTCTTTCAGAATATCTCCAATATTTTCTCTGGATTTGCAGATATTCTCTTAAATTCACTTGATGTACTGATCGGTCTGTTCACTGGTGACTGGGAGCAATGCTGGGACGGCATCAAGGGGATTTTTACGTCTATCTGGAATTTCGTTGTCAACTCGTTCCGCAATATCATGAATACCCTGAAAGGCATTGCAGATGTGGTGCTTGGCTGGTTCGGCACAAGTTGGAACGAAGTCTGGACTTCCATCAAAACATTTTTCGTGGACACATGGAACAGCATTGCTTCCTTTTTCACGGGAATCGTTACCGGAATCCGGGACTTTTTCGTCAACACTTGGACATCCATTTCCAATACCTTCACCACCATTGTCACTGCCATTCAGACGGTGGCAACGACTGTATTTACGGCGATTCGGGATTTCTTCACTGCCATCTGGACTGGAATCTACAACTTTTTCAGCACGATTTTCAATGCCATTTACACTGTGGTTTCTACGGTATTTCAGGCGATTCATAACGTCATTACGACCGTTTGGAATGCCATTTACACCACCTTAGAACCGCTGATCACGGCATTTGGTTATCTGTTTCAGACGATTTTTGAAGCCATTCAAATCATTGTGGGTAGAGTGATGGACTGGATCTCGGAGAAGATCAGTGCCATTTGGAATGCAATTGTGTCGTTTTTAACACCGATTTTAGAGGGTATCCGAACGACATTTGAAACCATCTGGAATGCCATCTCTACTACAATTTCCACGGTTTTGACAGCGATTCAAGATGTGGTGACTACGGTTTGGAATGCGGTATCTGGTTTCATTTCGTCTGTTTTGTCAGCGATCTGGAATGTGGTTTCTTCCATCTGGAACAGCATCTCCGGCACGATTTCCAGTGTGATGAATGCTATTTTTTCTGTGGTATCGTCTATCTGGAATCGGATTTCTTCTGCGGTTTCCAATGTTCTAAACGCCATCCAATCGGTGGTATCTAACATCTGGAACAGCATCAAGAGCACCATTTCCAACGTGATGCAGAGCATTTCTTCTACGGTGTCCAGCATCTGGGACAACATTTGTTCTGCGGTTTCCGACAAAATCAGCGGCATCAAATCTACCATTCAGAATGGATTTGATGCCGCTGTGGGATATATCAAGGGACTGGCTTCCGATGCTTGGAACTGGGGACGGGATATCATTCAGGGAATCATTGACGGCATTCAGAGTGCCATCGGTTGGTTGGCGGACTGCGTCACCAATGTTGCCGATACCATTCGGGATTTCCTGCACTTCTCTGTACCGGACAAAGGACCGCTGACAGACTACGAAAGCTGGATGCCGGACTTTATGAAAGGGCTGGCAGAGGGCATTGACAAGAGCAAGAAGTATGTGGAAAAAGCAGTCGGCGGTGTGGCGAAAGCCATGCAGCTGACCATGGATTCTGATTTGAATTACAGCTTGCATGGGATTTCTGGAGCAATGCTGCCCGGCAGTTCTGGTGGGACGGTGAACAACTATTACAACACGGACAACCGAAAAACGGTGAATCAGACGAATCAATCGCCGAAGGCACTGTCACGGTTGGAGATTTATCGGTTGACACGGAATGCGTTGAATGTGTAATGGGGGTGTGTGATGTATTTTTCTCTGGTTTTAGAAAATGAAAACGGTGAACGATTAGATATGACCACCACCGCCAACCAATACATGACCTCCAAAATCGAAGGTCTAAATCCGCCTGCTGGAACAGTCAGCACTTCAAGCTATGCAGGCATGAACGGCAGCTACCTGAACAACGCTTTCATTGAAAAACGAAACGTAGTCATTTCCTTTGCCATGCGTGGCATTGGGATCGAGAAACGGCGGCATCAGCTGTATCATGTGGTCAAGCCGTCCCGATACATCAAGATTTGGTACAAGACGGCGAACATCGATGTCTATGCTGAGGGGTATGTAGAAACTTGTGAAGTGTCAAATTTCGAGCAGCAGATCAGCGGGCAGATCTCCATTCTCTGTCCGGACATTTACTGGTACAGCCGGGATATTTTCTATGCCTATTACAGCGGCATCACCGGAGCATTTCACTTTCCCTTTCCAGAGAGCGATGCTCCGTTTCCTTTGGGTGTGTATTCCAACAGTGATGCCTTATCCATTACCAATGACGGGGATGAAACTGGATTCACGCTGCGAATCGAGGCATTGCCAAGCGACATTCCGCAAGAAATAGTAGCAGTGACACCGACAATCTACAACGAAAACGGCGAGTATCTGCAAATCAAAGGCGATATTCTGACCGGTGATGTCATTACGGTTACCACGAAAACCGGAAACAAGACTGTCACGCTGACACGAAACGGTGTGGACAGCAATATCCTGAATCGGCTGGTTTCCGGTTCGACTTGGCTGACCTTGAAGGAAGGCACAAATATCTTTCGGGTCGAGGCAGTTCGTGGTGTGAAAAAGCTGCGTGTAACTTTGATGCATCGCAATTCCTATCTGGGGGTGTGAGAAATGCAGTTGGAAATTTACAGCTTGATGGCTATGAAAGACCAGATTTCTGTGTCACTGGAAGCCATCTGCGACAGTTATTCTTCTCTCCTGTGGGACATTGAATTTTACCAGTGCGGCTGTTTTGAGGTGTATATCGCTGCCAGTCCGCAGAATGTATCCATTTTTCAGCGTGGCAGAATTGTGGCGAGGAGCGATGATGCACAGCATTTTGGCATCATTGAATCTTTGCAATTGGAAACCGATGCTGAAAAGGGCGATTACCTGACGGTCACCGGACGGTTTCTTGCCTGTCTGCTGGAACGAAGAATCATCTATCCCACCATCACCGCAAACGGCAGCTATGAGGACATCGTCCGCAAGGTGCTGTCCCGCAATGTGATTTCTGCCGGAATCCGCAATCTGCCCGGTTTTTCCATGGGAACGGTTTCCGGTGACTGCTGGCAGAAAACCGCACGAATGCAGGTCAGCTATGATAACATCTTAGAATGGCTGTACAGCCTTTGTGAAACCATCGGTGGTTCGGCAAATGTGCGGTTGGATGGAAATGCCCTAAAATGCGACCTGTTTTCCGGAACAGACCGCAGCCTTTTGCAGGATGACAATCCTCACATCGTGTTCTCCGATGCGTACAACAATCTGCTGTCGTTCTCCTATGCGGCGGATGATGCGGTGCAGAAAAACTTCGCCTATGTGCTGGGCTGCGGCGAAGGAAATGCCAGAAAGCGAACCACCTTCTGTTCCGGTGCAGAGCCGACCTATCTTGACCGCTATGAGGTGTATGTGGATGAGCGAAACACGGCACAGGAAGAAGATGTGACCGATGCGGAATATTTAGAAATTTTGAAAAGCAGCGGTGCAGAACATCTGGTACAGCCGAAAACGGCATTGGAATCCGCTATCGCTGCTTTTTCGACCCAGTATCAGTACAACAAGGACTATTTTGTGGGCGACTATGTGACCGTGGAACAGAAACGCTTTGACTTGATCCAGCCGAGAATTCAGCTGATCGGCATGGTGGAGAGCTTCGACCAGAACGGCAGAAGTCTGACCCCGACCTTCAAAGAAATGGAGTGAGCATATGTCATTTTCCTACGGCTTTTTTAATGCAAAAAATCTTGACCGGGTATATACCGCAGAAGATTTCACGGCATATTTGTCCAGTTTAATTTGCAATGGGATTCTGGATACTTACCGGCAGTGCTTTGCCCCGACAGTTAAAAATTTAGCCGTCACATTCGGCACAGGCAAAGCATGGATCAACGGGCATTATCTCATCAGTGACACGCTGCATACGGTTGACTGTGCTTCCTATGTAGATGAATCGCTGGATCGCTATGTGGTCATTGCCTTGTTCTGCGACCTTTCCACACGAACCTGCGGCATTCGCATTCAGCCTGGAATTGCTGCCACCGAACCTGTCATTCCCTCGTTCACCAACAACAATGTGACGACCTATCTGACTCTGGCAGCTGTTCGGCTGCGAGCCGGTGCAACAGAACTGACCGCAGAGGATGTGATCGATTATCGGGAGGACGAAAGCAAATGCGGATACTGCAAGTGCATTCTTGGTAAGTGCAAGGTGACAGAGATGCTTGCCGAAATGGCAAAGACAAATGCCACACTGGAAGAACTGCAAAAGCGATTGGATGCAATGAACAGCCAGATTTCCGAACTGCAAACCAAAGTAGATGACTTGACCGCAGGCGAAATTGTAGCAACCGGACAGTGTGGTGAAAACATCTACTATGTTCTCTACGACAACGGCAAACTGCTGCTGCGTGGCACGGGTGCAACCTACGATTATACCTCTCATGATTCTGTGTTCTATCAAAATGGCCAGATCAAGGAAATTGTGCTCAGTAATGGCATTACTGGTCTGGGAGACCGCCTGTTCTATCATTGTGCCAATGCGAAAACGGTATCTCTTCCAGCTACACTGACCAGCATTGGTGATTCTGCTTTTGCACAGGAAGATGCTGCAATCGGCTATACCGCCGGTCTGACTTCTGTTACCATTCCGCAGGCAGTTACTGCGATCCAGTCATATGCCTTTTATCACACCGCCATTGCAGAAGTCACTGTGCCTGCCAGCGTGAAAACGTGGGGAAAGTATGCTTTTAGCGGCTGTGCAAAGCTGAAGACTGCTCGTGTTGCGTGTGATTCCATTGGTGCTTTTGCATTTACAAGATGTACAGCATTGTCCAGCCTTACAATTTCTGCGAATTGCAGAACCTTTGGGGAAAATATGCTGACATACTGTGAAAGTCTGACCACCATCACCTATGAAGGCACAAAAGAACAGTGGAACGCCATCACAAAGCCCACCAACTGGATGGCATCGGATGCAAAAACCAACTACCACAATGGCTATTTACAACGAATCAATTGTATTGATGGGTCTTTCGTATGGGATTCTGAAGACATGGATTGGAAGGAGGAAACCGCATGATGAAATTTTTCGTGCAGAAACAGCGAATAGAACTGCTGGAACGGGATGCCATTGCAGCGGATCAGATTGCCTTTGTACCGCTGCATTTTGTATTTGACGGAGCGTGGGAAGGGCTGCATAAAGTTGTACAGATTACACAATGTTGCGAAACCTACAATCTGATTTTAGGCACGGATGGAAAATCCTGCCTGCTCCCCTCTGAATGCAAAGCCGGTACGATGAAACTGAGTGTGTTCGGATATGCTCCTTCCGACACGAAAGCTCTTCGTGCAACTACCATTCCGGTTTCCCTCCATATCAAGCCTTCTGGATTTGTTTCTGACAGTGTGACACCTATCCCACCAACGCCGGACTTGTATGCTCAGCTATTACAAGAACTGGAGAAAAAAGCTGCCGGACTACAAAACGGCAAAGACGGGAAAGATGGCATCTCCCCAGCGGTAACCGTGACAGAAACGGAAACGGGTGCAACCATCTCCGTGACAGATGCAACCGGTACAACCACCGCCGAACTGCACAATGGTGAAAAGGGTGACAAGGGCGACACGGGCAGCCGTGGAGCAGCCGGAAAGTCCGCCTATGAAATCGCCTTGCAGAACGGATTTACCGGAACAGAAGCAGACTGGCTGACATCCTTAAAGGGACAAAAAGGTGATACCGGAGCGAAAGGCGAACCCGGAGAAAAAGGCGAACGTGGTGAAAAGGGCGAACGTGGTGAAAAGGGCGAAGCTGGCGAAACAGGAGAAAAGGGTGAAAAAGGTGACACCGGAACGCCCGGAAAAGATGGCGTGAATGGAACGGATGGAAAAGATGGGGCAGATGGATTCTCTCCAACGGTAACCGTAACGGAAACCAGCACAGGGGCAACCATTACCGCTACAGACAAAAACGGCACAACGACAGCAAAGATTCAAAACGGCAGCGGAACACCTGTCGACCTCTCAGATTATGTAAAGAAAACAGAGGTTGCCCAAGCGATTGAATCCGCCCACACGCATACAAATAAAGAATTTTTGGACGGCATTGAGGCTTACTTAAACAGCACCTATTCCAAGGTCACCGCCGAGCGGGAATCCGCAGATAACAATCTTGCAAAACGCATTACAGCCTTAGAGGATAGCGTTGGAGACATATCTACAGCCCTTGCAATGATGGTGGAGGTGTAACATGGCAGCAACAATTACAGAGCAGCTGACAAAACTAAACCAACTGCGGCAGCAGCTTGCAGCGAATCTGACCACAAAGGGCGTGACGGCAACCACCGCAGAAAAATTTAATACCCTTGTACCAAAGGTTCTGGAGATTTCAGGCGGCGAATCCCCGACCACAACCGTGTTATATGATGCAACCCATCGGGACAAGGTATCTTTGCTTTACAATGATACGATTTATAGCGTGGCGGACTTTACCGCACTGCATGCAGATTTTTGCAGTGCGAAGAACAACTACGCTCTGAACTATGGAACAACCGTTTTTGGATGGGATTTGCAGGTATACACCTGTTGCACGCTGCCGATCAGTGTGACGGCATCCACGCAAATTGCAATCCGCTTTCTTTCTGGAAGTACCGAAGTCGGCATTTTACGTTTGGTACAGTCCGACACCGGCACAGCTGCGGACATCCTTTCCAAAGCACAGACGGAAGGCAGTTATATGGACTTGTCGTTGCAGTGGTTGTATAGTGCAGATTACATCACCACATTAACACCCTGCGAGGGCGTAACGGCTGGCACTTATTATTTGGTGTGGGTCGGACGGAGCAATAACAGCCATCCGCTGATTCAGTCAATTACAATCTTGTAAAGGAGATGATAAGATGAATATTATTGAAGCAATGGAACAGCTGAAAGCCGGAAAAGCCATCCAAAGAACGGGCTGGGGCAACGCAAAAATTCAGGCAGTGCAGCTTGAAAATGGACAGTATCAGATTTTTGCATCTGGTGACCTAACGCCGGAAATGTTGGTGCTGCTTTCCGGCGATTATGACGTGAAAGAAGAGAAAGAAACGAAAGATGTGAAAGAAACGGAGGAAGCTGTGTGATTCGAGAGATTATCACCATTGCGATTTCTGTGTTGTCTGCAACGGGTATTCTGGGCATTGGTACAAGGTCGATTTTAAACCGTATGCAAAAACAGGATGCCCGACAAAAGGCACTGGAATACGGTGTGCAAGCTCTGCTCCGTGACCGGATGTTGCACTGCTATAACAAGTACATTGATGCAGGTTTTGCACCCATCTATGCGAAAGAAAACTATGAAAATATGTACCGGCAGTATCATGAACTCGGTGGCAACGGTGTGATGACACATCTGCACGAGGAATTCATGGCACTGCCAACCGAGAAAGGAGAAACCGTATGAAAAGAGATTGGAAACAGTGGACGAAAGCTGCTGTTATTCGGGCAATCAAAACCATTGCTCAGACAGCAATAGCGACCGTTGGTGTGGCAGCAACTATGCAGGATGTTAATTGGCTTGTAGTTGGCAGTACCGCACTTCTGGCGGGCATTTTATCTGTACTGACCAGCGTGGCTGGATTACCTGAAATCAAGGAGTAGTACTGCTGTTTGACAATTGAAAACGGTATTGCTATCGTACAAAAAGCAGCACCGAATTTGTGTACTCCGACAAATATCACACTTTCCAGAAAAAATCCTTGACTATAGGTTAAACCTATGGTATAATGATTACAGTGGATTGGGAAACCACCCACGAATACCGGGCAAGCGGATATGGAAAGGAGGCACATATGGAGGAAATGGGAATGACGGATTTGCAGTTCAAATCCTTTATTATGCTTTTAATCAAGCAGTTAGAGGATGCGAAAACCGAGACTGAAAAGCAAGCCATTATTGAACAGCTGAAACAGATGCTTCAGGGCTAAAAGAAAAAGCCGACTGAAAAACAGTCGGCAACGGAAACACAGAAAGAGCGGACTTGCCACCGCTTTTTCGTGCTACAACAATTATATCACGTTTTGCCCGAATTGGCAAGAAAAAATTTTAGGAGTGGTTTTTTGACACCCCAAGAAAAGTATGATAAGCAAAATACACGTTTCATTGGTTTGAAGCTGAATCGAAAAAGCGATAAGGATATTCTGGATGCCTTAGAGGGAAAAGCCTTGCAGACGGAAATCAAACGCTTGCTCCGAAAAGCTTTAGAATCCGAGAAAGAAGAAAAAGAATGAAAAATGCGGTATGTCGTTTTTGGCATACCGCATTTTTCTATAGTAGTCGTTTTACTGATTTTCGGAATCTTCTCTACACAGTTCATCCAGTGTAACGCCGAGGGCGACTGCAATACGATTCAGATTCCCGATTGTGATATTTTCAAATTTGATGTAGTTGTTTTCGTAGTCTGTAATTTTCTTATAGTGTACGCCGGAAAGAGCGGCTAACTCTTTTCGAGTAATGCCGTTCTGTTCCCGTATTCTCTTGATGTTATTCTGCATTCGGCTCACACTCCACGAGAGGATAATCGGTCGTATCACAAAGAATCAAGGTTGCAAAGCTGTCTGCATTTGTTTGAATTTCTTTGATCGGAGTAGCGACCGGAATTGGTTTCTTTTCCTTTTCTCTGAAACACAGCATCATTGCCAAGACATCAGATGCCATTTCCATTGCATCCACCAAAGAATCTCCGCACGTATAACAGTTTTCTACATCCGGAAAGTCAACCGAATAAGCGTTGTTTTTCTCTTTTGTGAAGATTGCAGGGTAAACGTATTTTGCCATTTTACCAGCTCCTTTTTGTTTTTGAATGGGGGTACAAATGCGGATTTGAAAAGTTGACAAGGAAAGCGAATGGTTCGCTTTCTTGCCATTTTGAAAACCCCGTAGGGTCGGGGCTTATTTCAGCCCCGCATCCTTCAGGATTTTGTTTGCGGTTCCGGTTGCGATTTCCTGTCCGTCATGCCGTCCAACAGAAAATGCTGTTTCTGTTTTGGGGCTGTACCAGATTTCGTGGTTTCCGCCCTCTCGGATTTTGTAGCATCCGGCTTTGCGAAGTTTCTTTTTTAATTCGCCTGTCCGCATTTGCTTTCCCCCTTTCTTTAATTACATTATACCACGTTTTCGTGGAAAAGTCAAGCGAATTTTCGATTTTTTCAAAAGTATTTTTTTGTAGAAGGGAGTCGTTTTATATGACAGTAAAGAGTTTTTCAGCAACGGACAACACCCAACTGACTGAGCACTTCAACGCTCGTGAATTCCGTTGTAAATGCGGTAAAAGCCACGACTTTTTGATTTCGGATGAATTGGTGAGCAAGCTGGAACAGCTGTATGCAGCATTGGACTGCGGCAAGATCATCGTCAACAGCGGTTACCGTTGTCCTGAGCATGATAAAGCGGTAGGCGGTACGAGTACCGGGCAGCACACCAAAGGCACAGCGGCAGACGTGGTGTGCTACGATAAGTCTGGCAACATAATTTCAGCAAAGACGGTGTGCTGTAAGGCTCAGGATTTGGGTTTCAGCGGCATTGCCAATATCACCGGTGCTTATACTTCGGTGCATCTGGATGTGCGAACAGGGGCAAAATGGTATGGTGATGAAATCAAAGGCACAAACACGGTGACAAGCGATTTCTACCGCTATTTCGGCATTGCAAAAGCACAGCCGCAACCATCTGAAATTGTGGCAAAAGGGATTGATGTTTCCAAGCATCAGGGCGTAATCAACTGGGAAAAAGTCAAAGCATCCGGGCAGGTGGATTTTGCGATTTTACGGGCAGGTTTCGGGAAAGAATCCAGTCAGATTGATGTGCAGTTTGAACGGAACTACAGCGAATGTAAACGGCTTGGAATCCCTGTCGGGGCATACTGGTATAGCTACGCCAAAACTACCACAGAAGCGGAGCAGGAGGCTGCTGTGTGCCTGTCTGCTCTGGCAGGAAAACAGTTCGAGTATCCTATTGCTTTTGACATCGAAGAACAGGCAAGCCTGCAAAATGCAGATGCCCTGTGTCAGGCGTTTTGCAGTGCGTTGGAATCTGCCGGGTATTATGCGGCAATTTATACGTTCAAGTCGGCTCTGGAAAGCTGTATCGGGGACGATATAAAGAGCCGGTATGACGTGTTTCTGTCTCATGTGGATGTGAGCAGATCGTCCTATGCCGGGAATTATGGGCTGTGGCAGTACAGCTGGAAAGGCAGCGTTTCCGGTATTGTCGGCGAGGTGGATCTGGACTATGCGTATCAGGATTATCCGGCGATCATCAAGGCTTCTGGACTGAATGGATTTTCAAAAAATGCAACAACTGCCACAGACAAGCCGAATGAGGACACGGAAAAAGATACTAACGATGATGACACTCTCAAACAGATCTTGCGGCACGTTGCCAGTATTGACGAGAAATTGAACGGATAAAACAGCGGTGAAATGCCGTTTATAGGCAGTAAAAAACGCTCCTGAACGTGGTGTTCAGGAGCGTTTTTTATTGTTAGATTGCATCTGCTTTATACGTTTGTTGATTATGGGGTGTTGTCTTTAGATTTAGAGTACGTAAAAAAATTATGGATTGCGTTCTATCTCTTTTACAAAAGAAATAAACTTACCAACAGTCCATATTCTACTCTGTCTATCTCTTGGATAAGATGAGATATACGGTTTTGGAACAACTAAAATTACTTTCTCTGCTTCCATTTCATCCATCTGTGCCGTTGAGATACCTTGTTGTAATGTGCAAAGGTATTTATTCCTTCCACGCAATCTATCTGCCTCATTTATAACTTGTCTCCAACGATCTTTACAAGTAGTTTTTGCTGCTAGTGATACGATTTTTTCTGTTGGATAAGATGAATTGTGATAATCAGTTTGGGATGGAAATATAAAATCGGGTTTCTTATTTCCTTCAGTAACTGCTTGTGCTGTAAATCTTATATTGTTGCCCTTGAAAAGAGCTGCCAAATGGTGTTCAAGACTTTTCCCTGCTCTGCTTTTTCTTCGATTCAACACAGCATTAGCCGTTGAAATAAAATCTTCGACAGTAGAAAATCCATGTGTTATCATATCTCCGTAACGGGCATATTCTAACGCTCTAAATAGTCGATACTCTGTTTCAGTCCAATCAATCAGTTTTTTATCCGGATTACTAATAACAAACTCTTGATGATTGTATACGATGTTTTGAATGTTGCGAGCAGCATTTGACATCTCTTCAGAAGTTGGAAAATCAACGGAAAGATCTTTAATAAACTTATCCATTTCCACTTCTTCTCTTTTTTCTGGAGTTACAAATGATATATCTATCATTTTATTGGTATCAGTAGGGCTAAGACCAAAAGCATCGAGAAACTGATTTATCTCATCATCGGAATTGAGAATAAAACCAGTATATGTTTCTTTATTTTGTTTGGTAAAAACAAATAGTGCTCCGGTATACTCAGGTCTTAGGTATGGAAACCCCCTACCAAAGTTCGTTACACGGTACTCGTTTCGTGTTCCTTGCCCATAGTAGATAAATCTCGAATTTGTTTTTGTGCCGTCAAACCAAAAAATATTCACCCACTTTTCCTTGTTCTCGCCTTTGATACCCGGTTTATCAAAAAGAATCGGAACGGCAGGCTTTGATATATATATGCCTGCCTGATGGCCACCTGTGAGTCCAGTATCATTAGCAGATAAGAATTTACAGAACGATTTTTGAGCCGAAAGGACAGATTGTACTGCTTGAATTGCTGTATTTTCCATAGAAACACCTCAGTTCATTTTATTATCACTATCAAGTTCTTTAAGTTTTTTTACTATAAGGCTTGCAACATCAGTTATCAACGGAACAACAACAGAGTTCCCAAATTGTCTATAAGCTTGAGTATCGGAAACGGGGATTTTAAATGTATCAGGGAAACCTTGAAGCCTTGCACATTCTCGTGGCGTTAGCTTTCTTGGATTCTTTTTATTTTGTTGAATTAGCACTTCCGAGCCGTCCTTATAGTATCTTGCACTCAGCGTTCTGGATACTCCATTCATAGGTGCTATACCATAGCCAAAGCCATTTCCTGCAGCTTTATGCTTTGCAGCGTATTTCTGTAAGTATGTCCACAGCTTATCAGATAAGGTGTATTTTGTATCGACTTCTGACTCAAGTATATCCTTAATTACAGGTTTTGGAGATACGGGTGTAAGATTAAATTTGAATTTCACATTATTTCCATATCGTTTTCTATCAAATCCCACTATAATTATACGCTCTCTATGTTGTGGGACATAGTTTTGTCCATCAAGAATGCTACAAAAAACATCATATTCAAGTTCATCCAATGATTCAAGGATAACCTTGAAAGTTCGTCCTCTATCATGACTGCACAGATTTTTTACATTTTCAAGCATAAAGGCTTTAGGACGTTTTTCTTTAATTATTCTGCAAACATCAAAAAAAAGTGTTCCTTGAGTTTTATCTTCAAAACCTGTTGCTCTGCCTAAACTGTTCTTTTTGGATACTCCAGCAATTGAAAACGGCTGACATGGAAATCCTGCAACAAGAATATCATGATCAGGAATATCAGAGGCATTTACTTTAGTAATATCGCCATCAGGTTGTTCGCCAAAATTGGCAAAATATGTCTGCTGGCAGTATTTGTTCCACTCGTTAGAGTATACACAGCGTCCACCATTTTTTTCAAAAGCTATACGCATACCGCCTATGCCTGCAAAAAGGTCGATAAAAGAAAATTCAGATTCGGTTTTAGTTTCTTTTTTTTGTCTATCAAGCATTTGAACAATAGCGAAAGAAACGCTATCTTGCACAGAGATACCAGTGATTGCAGTATACTTTGTAAGTGCTTCATATACATAATCATCAATTCTTAAGTGTACTTGTTTTGACATTATTATTCACCTCATGGGAATTATCATATACCATTACTTTCCCATTGTAGCACAATACAGCTTTTTTGTCAATCCCAAATTTGTGATTTTTAAATGATCACATGAAATTTTCAAAAAATTATTTGATAGCCACTGTTTTTGTTGACTGACAGAAAAAAGCGTGTTATAATATAATTAAAATAGAAAATCGTGTGTGGTTGGCAGTATGTAACTTAGGCACAATTTTCAAACAGAGGAGGCGAAAAAATGCGAAATTTGTATGGGAAAGTTTTTAAGAACACTCAAACTGGTGATGTGAAATGCTTTCCGTATGATCCTACAAATCAAAATTACTACGCTTTCGTTCAAGAAGCTAATAAAAGTGGCTTTCAACAAAGCATTTTTACTTCCTCTGTGATGATTTCTATTATTGAACATTTTTTATTCAAACATAATGCTGTTTTAAGTGAAATTGAATTTTTGATTGAAGATGAACTGTTAAATCAAGAAATCAACAATATTCTGGTTAGAATGAGAGAGAATGCTGCATTTTGGAGTCAATTAAAAGAACGTTTAGCATTTTTAAGTAGATACGATTCTATAGATATAAAAAAGATTAAACTTAAAGGATTCGATGATAGCGGTTTTTTACTGACTTTACAAGTAAATGGAATCGTTGTTGTTTCTGAAAATGCTTATAATACTCTTTCAATTGAAATTTCAGAAATTGTAAGGAAGGTGATTAATTGAAACCTTCCTTAGGCAATATTATATGGATATTTGTAAAATCCATCTTTATTCCTATAATTTCTGTACTTGCTATAAAGCATTACAATCTTTTTTCTTGTTTATCTTTTATAAATGAAGACAAGCAATTTGATTTTGGTTTGACAATGTATGTAGCAATTATTGAGGGTGCTTTTGAGGTTATAAAATACCTTATTTTTAGAAGTGTTGCACAAATCAAATGTACTTTTTATATTGATGAACGTAGAGAGGATGGTCATACAGATCCAGCTGTAGAAATGCGTTCTGGCAATATGTATACCGGAAAAATATGGTGTCACATTATAATTGAGGGAAACCCTAAAGTGCTTAAAGGAACAAAGTTGTATTTTGATTGCCTTTGTCAATAAAAAACTGAGCCACCTCGCTAATAAAAAAGTGAGCCAGTTGTGATAAAAAAATTTTGAGCCACTAATCGTGATTCAAGGTTGAGTCGAT